CAAGCCATTCATTGCACATATAGTTAGTTGTCTTTGCCATTATGTTTTCGTCTTCAACATCAAAAAATCTTTTTTTGAGCCAGTGCCGTTCGTTCCAGGGGTTAAACGTGAGTGTAATCTGCTTATACAATGGCTCTTCGATTTTACCCCTGATACTTTCATCAAGCATATTAAAATCCTGCTCCTTGTTTATCTCATAGGCTTCCTCAATCCACGCCCAGCATAGATTTCCAGTTTCAACTGTTATTGAAGTAACTTTCAAGGGATCGTCCAGTCCTCTAAATAATATTTTCTGCCCTGTAGGAATATAAATTATCTCCAATGGACTTTCCTTAACTGACCAGTAGTCCTGTACTCCTAATCTATTTATAGCCCATTTCAAGTCTGTAAAGCAGCTATCCTTTAACGTCCGATAAACTTTTCTTACCACAAGCAAGTTTGCCTCAGGATACTTCATCATTGAGTAAATAAAAAATAACGCCGTTGTTCTGCTCTTTTTGCTCCCACGACTGCCTTTACATACTCTGTACCTTCCTTTGAAGTTCCAAAAATCTTTATACCCTTTCCCAACTAACTCAGGAAGTCTTATCTTTTTACTCTTCAAGGCTGTCCTCACCTACAATCACAACAGGTACAGCTCCTTCAACTTCAACTTTATCTGTAAATAATCTATATCGTTTACCAAGCAGTTCTGCTGACTTAATCCTGTCGCGTAGACCTATCTGCTTTTTAACTGTTCTAGCTTCACTTGTTCCGTCTCCAGTTCCTTCGACAACGACAACTTCCTCTTTGATTTCCCCTCTCATCGACTTAGTCAAAAACTCAAGCACTTCCTTGGCGGATGCTGTCCTCTCATCCTGCATGGCTTCCAGTTTTTCATCGATGTAGCCTTTTATAGCAGGTTTAAGCAAGTTTTCCTGCCCAATAACTCTCGCTGTCTTCTTACTGTATCCTGCCTTTACTGCTGCTTCTGTTATATTTCCAGTTTCAATATAATAATCTGCAAATCTTTTCTGTTTCTCCGTCAATTTCATGTCAAGTTCTCCACCTCCTCAAAAATAAAAGTGCCCTTATTTACAAGGCGATATACCAAAAGTATTTATAAACAAAAAAAGACAGCATGAAAGCTGTCTTGGCAGTCCGATACTCAAAGGCATCAAGGACAAAGTTAAATTTTACAAAAATTCCAATATACCATATTATATCACATAAATGGGGAATGTAAATACCACGTTTGGGGCGTGTATGGGACATTTTGTCAAGTCCTTAGTCCAATAGCAATTCTGGGAACAGATTAAATTGTAGTTCTTTAATCAATCTGGTTCTATTTCTCCCTACCGTTTTTCTATCTACATTCATTTCATCTGCTATTTCATCAATCGTCCATTCCTTGAAATATCTCAATACTATGATGTTGTAATATTTGTCGTTCTTAATATTCATCAAGGCATTATCTACTCTGATGATCCTTTTTTCCATTTTTAAATTTTCAGATTTTAAATGCTCTATTCTATCAATTTCTTTTTCAGGAACTCCCTCATATTTTTTTAACCCCCCTTGGACATTCTCTCCTGTTTTAATTTTTACAGTTTCTCCTAGTCCATTTTTCAATATTTCATCAATATGACTGCTATTTTTTTCAATTATCCTTTTGTAGTTCGGATATGCCCTTAACATCGCTTCTGTTTCTTTATACTTATCTATTTTATTTGCCTGTCTTAATTTTTCTGCAACTCTATTTGCCACTTCATCTGCTATTTTGTCAATTTCTATTTCTGTCATATTTTCCCTCCAAAATTTAATTTTTATCTCCAATGTAGAATACCAAACATCCAGCTCCAATACATGCTGTATTTTTAATTAGCACTTTAATCAACTCTAAAAAATTTCTAGCCTTGTCTATCTCCTTAAACACAATTATCATGTAGATAACCGTTGCTAGTATAGCCATGGATTTATACACTCTGTTTTCCATTAACTTCCACCTCCTGAACCATCATATCAATATATTTCCTAGCCTTTTTGAAGTCCTCAATCCCGTTTTTCTTATTTGCCCTTAACACATATTTAATTATATTTCCGTGACAAAAACTATTAAAATCTTTCACAGTTGCTTTTATCACATCTATAACTTCTACGTCCAAGCAATCCAATTTGTAATGGTTTGGATTATTAACATTATCCTGTTCTATCATTCTTTTACTCCTCCTAATTTTTTACTTATGTTCTTTACTTGTATACACATAAGTTAATAGCTTTCTTTTGTACGTTCATTCATATTCTTTAACCATTTCTCGTGATGGACTTGCAGGAATTCTTCTTCTGTTGCTCCTACATGTCCAGCCACAATCAACATTGCTCCAAATATTTTTAAGACAGGGGTAGTTTCAAGAAATGATAAGTATATTAATGCATTCTCAAAACTCCCAATATCTTTTTTATATTCTTGCGGACTTAAACTTCCTCTTTTCCAAAATTCATCTTGGTTAAAAAAACTTAAAAGAAAATGTAAACAATCCGACACTTCTTCTAAAACTTTTTGTTTATCCGGTTTATCAGTCCCATTTTTCCAATAGTTCCATTCGCTTTTTAATTCTTGAAGCAACTCTCCCAATTCTGCAAAATATGCTATATAAATTTTATTCTTATCTCGCTTTCTCGGCGTTTTCTTTTCATAAAATTTCTTATCAAGCATTGCCTGTCTTTTCAGCAGTTCCTCTATATCAAATGTTTTCAAGGCCTTCTCTTTTACGCCTTCATTATTTCCCAATATTCCTGATATTAAATCTTCAATATTAATATTTAATGCCTTAGCGATGTTACTTAATACATCTATTGGTATAGGATTTACTCCTGTTTCGTACCGTTGAATACTTTTAACATTTTTGCCTATTAATAACCCTAATTCTTGTTGAGTTAGTTTTTTTAATTTTCTCCATTTTTTTATATTGTTTCCTATTTTTTCATTAATCATTGTTCCTCCTAAAACTTTTTGTGTTTCGTTCAGCACATTCTATCTTATGGGATTTAATGCAAGATTTGCCATTGTAATTTCTTTTATTTCTTCCCACTTATTTTTTATTTGGGCGTATTTAGATTTCTGTGTCTTTAAAAATTCAATTACGGACAATGTTTTTCCGAGTGTCATTTCCCCAGTGAAATACAGTGGGGGTAATTCAGGAAATCTTTTATTTACAGCCCATAAATTTAAATCTGAATCCATTCTTATTTCAAGTGTCGTTAATCCATTGTTGTACTCAATACTATGTTCATCCGACATATATAAATATTTATTTAATATCGTTATATCATCTAATAATTTTAAAATGTTTTTATCTCTCATTTTTTCATCTCCTATATTTATCAATTCTTGCCTTTAGACTTTGTAAAAGTTCTTCCTGAACATCTCCTTTGCTCTGCAAGGCTTTCATTACATCCTCATCCCTTGTATCCTGTGCCACAAGGTGGTGGATTATAACCTTTTCTTTCTGTCCCTGCCTGTGAAGCCTTTTATTCGCCTGCTGGTAAAGTTCAAGGCTCCAGTTAAGTCCAAACCATATCACATGGTTTCCGCCGTCCTGAAGGTTTAAGCCGTATGCCGCACTTGCCGGATGTGCCAGAAGTATATCAATTTTTCCATTGTTCCAGTCTTTTTCATCCTCCGGAGTTTTAAGCTGTCTTACTCTTAACTTTGATTTTGCCAGTGCCTTTTTTATTCTTTCCAGGTCATGCTGGAAGCTGTAGAACACTAAGGCAGGTTTTCCGTTAAGCTCTTCAATGAGTTCCACAAAACGTTCAATCTTGCAGTTGTGAATTTTATGTACCTTACGCTCTTCATCATAAATGGCCCCATTCGAAAGCTGTAATAATTTTCCAGTCAACGCCGCCGCACTTGCAACTGATATTTCTTCAGACTCGTTCAGCTCTAAAATCATTTTCTTCTCAAGTTCTTCATACTGCTTTCTTGACTTGCTGTCAAGTTCAACCGGAATTGTATTGTATGTTATGTCTGGAAGTTCCAGATAGTCTTCCGCCTTCATTGAAATACATATATCGCTTATCTTGTTCATGATTGACTTGTCTGATCCCTCCTTCAGCTCATATTCCCCAAAAGGGTTCCCTCCATATTTTGAATAGTTAAAATATCTCTCACGAAAAGCCGTTATATTTTTCCCAAGTCTTTCTCCCTTGTCCAGCAGGTATATTTGTGCCCAAATATCTTTTAACCCGTTTGGTGCCGGCGTACCTGTAAGCCCTACAACCCTGTCTATTTTTCCAAGTACAAGTTTCAACGCTTTAAATCTTTTGCTTGCATGGTTTTTAAAACTTGAAAATTCATCAATTACAACCATATCAAACGGCCAGTCGTTTTTATAATACTCGACAAGCCACTGGACGTTTTCACGGTTTATCACATAGATGTCAGCCGGCGTATTCAATGCCGTTATTCTTTTCTTCTCCGAACCTAGCACTCTTGAAAATTTTAAGTACTTCAGATGATTCCATTTTTCCGCTTCATTAAGCCAGGTGCTTTCGGCAACCTTTTTCGGTGCTATTATCAGAACTTTGTCAACTTCAAACCTGTTAAATTTAAGTTCATCAATTGCCGTAAGCGTTATGATTGTCTTCCCCAGTCCCATATCAAGTAACAGCCCAACATTTGGTGTATCGATAACTTTCTCAATGCAGTATTTCTGATAATTGTGTGCCTTGAACTCCATTTTTAATCCTCCTTCCAGTTAGAAAGTTCAGTTTCTAGTATCTCGTCTACCTTTTCTTTGGAATCCACCACATAAACTCTTTGCCCTAAACTCATTATTTTTGTAATCTGATTTACTTGCAAGGCTCTCGGCTTTTTTCCTGGTGATTTCAATTCAACAAAGAATATTTTTCCGTTTGGGAGTAGGCAGAGCCTGTCTGGCACTCCAGAGTTTCCAGGACTCGTAAATTTATATGCGATTCCCTTTTTATTTTTTATTTTTCTAACCAAGTAATTTTCGATTTCTTTTTCTGACATTTCCGCCTCCAAATTTTTATAGAACTACAAACTTTTCACGCGCGCGTATAGAGACTATTAAATAAAGGATTTATATACTCTATATACGTGTATTTATACCCTTTAATCTCTTTAATTCCTTTATTTTATACTCTATATAGAAAAGATTGTAGTTTTTGTAGTTAAATATAACCTAAATATCATTAATAAAGGGTTTCAGTAACTACAAACTCAACTACAAAGTGCCAAACAAACTACAAAGTCCCATTTTTTAGAGTTTCCTTAGAAAATAGCCACTTTGTAGTTTTTGGGGTACTTTGTAGTCGGAGTTTGTAGTTGGATTTTCTCTTTACAGCCTTTAATTTTAAAAAGTTCCAAAAAGATTGTAGTTTTTGTAGTTGGTTTATTTTTCCACTTTTTTAAATCCCCTTTGCTGTCCGTAATCACCGTATTTCAAGGGGTGTCTTATCCGCTCCCAGCCCTTTATAGTTTCCAGTATTCCATTAATCTCCATACTGTCGGAATTTCTTATGTACCCTTTTTTCATTCCAAAGCATTCAACCAGTATTTCAACCGCACATACTCTGTCTCTAGGAACCAATCTAATACCTTCGATATTGAAACCGCTGTAAAAACCATTTCTTTTTTCTGAGTTCCATTTATGCCAGTCTTCTGGTATATCTTTTTCCAAAAAATCTAATATGATGCCTTCCTTTGCATTTGAGATTCTATGCTCTTCCTGCTTCTGTTCCGCTATCTTTAATGCTTCTCCAGTTAAAAATAAGTCCGTTCCAATAATATAATTTGTATAGGCTTCCGCCCATATCTGGTCAACTTCATTGTCAAGGTTATCCCAAATGCTCTTCTTAGGTTTCACAATCCCAACTTCAACTGGCCAGAACCTCCTGTTCCCTGTCCTGTCCCTTAGAAACTCCGAATCATTTGAAGTTCCAAAGAACACACAACGTCTAGGATATTTCTCTGTAACTCTTCCGTAAGCCTTACGGTAGATGTCGTCCTGCTTGCTTAAAAACTGCTTTATCAAATTAGTCTCACTTCGGTTAAATCCTGTAAGTTCCCCAAGTTCATTAATCCATGTCCCCTGGATCATTTCAGCGGCTTCCTTGCCTTCAAAAGTCTGAAGGCTGTCAGAATACCAATTTTTACCAAGCTTTGCCAAGAATGTACTTTTACCAATTCCCTGCTTTCCAGTAAATATAGGCATATAGTCGTACTTAACTCCGCCCTCAACGGCTCTTGCAACTGCTGCAGCCAAAGATACCTTCATCACTTCCCTTGTATAGACGCTGTCCTCTGCACCGAGATAATCTCTTAAAAGTGTTTCCACTCTAGGCTTGCCATCCCACTTGACGTTCTCCAAGTAATCCCTCACACTGTTGTATCGTCTTTTATGTGAAACAAGCAGAAGTGCATCATTGACCTTGTTTTCTCCGGTAAGGCCGTACCTGTTTTCAAGATAGTTCCTTAAACCGCTGTCATCCACTTCCTCATACTGCCTTATTTCATTTCTGTTGTCCCATGGCGTAGTTCCCACAACCATTGCCCTGTTCGCAAATTCATCTATAGCAAACCTACCTTTTAAATTTATATCGTTTTCCAGTACAATTTCTATATTTTTTATAGTCTTTAAATACTTCCCGTTCTCATTTTCTGCCAGCAGGTTCATCCACTCAACATCTGTATCCTCGTCATCAATTGTCGTAAAATCCTGTGCCGCCTTTTCGTACCGCTCTTTATTTAATATTGCTGACACTTCTTTTATTTCTCTTGCAAGCCTTGACATTTCAGTAAATGAAGGCAGTTTGCTCGTAGGTGTCCCTTCCTTTGAATCTGCGTCCATATCAGAGAATTTATGGAGCCTTACCATATCGAAAGCATTACATAGTTTTCCACTGCAGGGATCCGTTGCATGGTGTGAATAAACGAAGATATCATCATATATTATAGCTCCGCCAAATGTGCTTCCTTGAGTGTACGTCATTCTTTTTCCGTCATCTGATATCTCATACTCTTCCGGAATAAACTTTTCCACTGCTTCAGCTATCGTGAAAGTTTTGCAGAAGGCCCCAATCAGTCCGTTTTTCTCCAATGGGTTTTCCTGTTTTTTAAGAAGCCTATCCGTAACTTTTTCAGCTCCAGGAACTTGTGGCCACTCGCTCATATTTTTCCAGTCATCGTATAGATTAAGCGTACCGTCAACCGATACAGGTGGATTTTCAAGGTTAAAACTATAATAAATTTTATAATTCACATCCTGCGAACAGCTTGGCCAGA